TTAAAGGAGATTGATTATGATGCAAACAGACGTTAAGCAAGGGCATTTAAACCAAAGTGGTTTTTTTGTTCTTGGACGAAATCGCGTTAAAGGCATTTCGTTTTTTGGTTCTGGCACGGATGGCACTCTAGTGTTGTTTGATACCGCTTCTGTTCCCGTAACCGCCAGCGTAACTTACGCTCGTTCTGGCACAACTGTAACGGTAACAAAAACTGCCCACGGTCTGTCTACAGGCAATGTTGTTGGTATTCACTTTGACAGCAATACAAGTCAATCAGCAACTGATGGCAATTACACCATCACCCGCACGGGCGCAGATACGTTTACGCTAACAGACATTAACACCGGAACAATTACTTCTACTGCGGCTTCGTATGTAAGTGGCGGTGGTCGGTGGCTGATGACTTACGAAATAGACGGCACTGATACTTTTAGTAATGCACCCGTTATTCCGGGCGAAGGTGTGTTAGCTACTCAAGGTATTTATGGACTGATGACTGCTATTGATTCAGTGCAGATTTATTATGGCTAAGTCTCCAGCATGGCAGAGGAAAGAAGGCAAGTCCGAGAAGGGCGGCTTGAACGCCAAGGGTCGGGCCTCCGCGAAAGCGCAAGGTATGAACTTGAAACCTCCCCAGCCGGAAGGCGGCTCACGGCGCGACTCCTTTTGTGCAAGGATGAGTGGCATGAAGAAAAAACTAACTTCTGCCAAAACCGCCAACGACCCAGACTCACGGATCAACAAAGCTCTTAGAGCTTGGAACTGTTAAGGAAGTGTTATGAAACGCAGTATTAACGAATACGATCCAAATCGTGGCGGTGGCGGTGGCGGTTCTTCCTCGCCAACAAGCGGCGGTGTTGGCGGCGCTAAACCTAAAGAGAAATATACTTTTGATCGGATTACTGGTTCACGTTCTGCAAAAGATTACAAAGAAAGAGAACGAGAGCCGGAAATAACAGGTCAATTAAATTTTGGCTCTCCTCGCCGAAGTAGTAGCAATAGAACTCCAATGATGAGTGATGATTATTCACGTGGAGGAAAGGTGTCTGCTTCTAAACGCGCCGATGGTATAGCCCAGCGCGGCAAAACTAAGGGTCGGATGTGCTAGATCTAAACACCGCTTGGTCTGCCATCCTATCTTTGGTGATTGGATTGCTAGGCTACATGATGAATGAAAAGTTCAGGGAACTGGCTCGTGTCACGATCCTGTTGAACAAAACACGCGAGGAGGTTGCCCGTGATAACGTTACTCAAGCAGAAGTGGATCGCATTACAAACCACATTGACCAACGCTTTAACAAGCTTGAAGCAAAGATTGACCAGCTTATTCAAGCGGGACGATAATGCCAAGTAAGAGTAAAGCTCAACACAATTTCATGGCAGCGGTGGCCAATAACCCATCTTTTGCTAAGAAAGCAGGCGTTCCCACCTCTGTGGGGAAAGATTTTTCAGCGGCTGACAAAGGCCGTAAATTTTCTAAAGGTGGCGATATGAAATCAGTAGATATGGAAAAGAATCCCGGTTTGGCCAAGTTACCTACAGACGTGCGTAATAAAATGGGTTATATGAAAAAAGGCGGCATGGCTAAAGCAGACATGAAGCAAGATAAAACAATGATGCAGAAGGCTGTGAACAAACACGAAGGCCGTTTGCACAAAGGTCAGCCTATGACAAAATTAGCTGCTGGTGGCGCATTCCGCAAATCAGCTAACGGGATTGCTACAAAAGGCAAAACCAAAGCAACAATGGTTAAGATGAACATGGGCGGCAAAGCCTGCTAAGGAGTAAATTATGGCTACCAAGAAACCAATGAAGAAGTTTAAACGCTACGATGAGGGCGGCTCTGTTGAAGAGGCAATGGCCAAACAGCGTGGTTTAGACATGTCAAACAAAGAAGCGCCTGTAGGCTTCTTTGAGCGCCTTCGCGCAGGTAACATAGATGAACCCGGCTCAGAAGCATACAACCGCTTTGGCGCTGGCCGTGGTCGTGCTACTCCTGCACCAGCCGCCCCGGCAACGCCTGCCGCACCTGCTGCACCATCCATGCCCGCTGCGTCTTCTACTCCTTTGTCTGATGACATGTATTCAGACTTCGGCCCAAGTGCTGGTCGCAGTTCTAGCGAAACCATTAAGCCTACACGTCAGGTAATGAATAAACCTACGTTACCTGCCAAGCCAACTGCCACGCCAGTTCCGCCGTTGCGTAATACTGGCCCTGATCGCAGTAGTTTAATTAACAAGCCCCCTGCATACGCAGGCCCATTGCGCGGTATGCGTAGCGATGCAGGCGCTTCTAAACCAGCCGCTTCGGCTGCATCACAGATCCCCGGCCAGTCTGCCAAAGCTCCTCAAGGCGAGAAGATTGATTCTTCTGAAACCAGCCGTAACATTGAAAATGCAATGCTTGCCACTGGTGCGGGTGGAGTAGGTTTGGCTGGCTTGTACAAGCTAGGCAAAATGATGAAGGGTGGCAGAGAGGCCGCAGGCAAAGTTGCTCCATACCTTAAAGAACTTGGCACAAGTGCTCCCAAGAAGCTTTTGGAAGGCCCACGCAAAGCCAGCAAGTCAGCCGATGTCACAGACGTAGTGCCTAAGTCCACGTCATATCGCAGTTTGACTGGTAAAGCTAGAGAAGATGCAAAAGCCAACGAAGCCCGCGAAAAGTTGATGAAGTCTAACTTTGTCAAAAAGCCTAAGAAGCCATTAGATGAGTCTGACACAACAGGCGGCGCAATTGGCTTTAAACGTGGTGGCAAGACTAAAAATTACGCCTCTGGTGGAATGGTTTCATCTGCATCTAGACGTGCTGACGGTATTGCCACTAAAGGCAAGACTCGTTGCAAAATTTGTTAAGGAAGTAACATGCCAACTCGTCCAATTACTCAGCAAGAGCAAGAAGCTGCGGATAAAACCGGCGGCAGATACCGAACCGACCTTGCCCCCGGCAGTGTGGCGATGAACCACCGTCCACCAACTGGCGGTAGCACATACGTCGCTAAAGAAGCAAATACAGCAGGCGCAGGTCGCGGCAAACAAGGCGGCCCTACCGCAGCAGAACTTCAGAAGTATGAAGATAAACAAGATGCGGGAATTTTTACCAAAGGTAAGCGTATGCCCCCATCGCCTCGTGAGATGGCTGGTGGCGGTAAAGTAGGTTCTGCTTCTAAACGGGCGGATGGCTGTGCCACCAAAGGCAAAACACGAGGCAAGTTTGTATGATGGCCAGCCGTGGAATGGGGGCAATGTCCCCTAATAAAATGCCTAAAGGCAAAAAGATTAAACGCAAAGACAATCCTAATGAGGTTGAAATGTTTGCGGGCGGTGGTTTGTATGCCAACATTAACGCCAAGAGACAGCGCATAGCCGCTGGCTCTAAAGAAAAGATGCGTAAGCCCGGATCTAAAGGCGCTCCTAGTGCTCAAGATTTTATTCAATCTGCAAAGACTGCTAAAAAATGACAACTACCGGCTCCACCCTCTTCAATATGGACTTCACGGAGATTGCCGAGGAAGCATGGGAGCGGGCGGGTCGGGAGATGCGTTCAGGTTATGACTTGCGTACAGCACGCAGATCAATGAACCTAATGACCATAGAGTGGCAGAACCGTGGCATCAACATGTGGACGATGGAGCAAGGGTTCATTAACCTAACTCCGGGTCTGGCTACATACGCTTTACCAACGGACACAATTGATCTGTTGGAGCAGGTTATTCGTACAGGCCAGAACTCATCTTCCACGCAGGCTGACCTCACAATCACACGTATTAGTGTTTCTACTTATGCGACCATTCCGAACAAACTACAACAAGCCCGTCCAATCCAAGTCTGGGTTCAAAGACTTTCTGGACAAGTTAACCCAACCGATGCGGTCTTGGTTGGAGCCATCACCGCCACGGACACCACGCTCACGCTTAACACGGTGGTTGGGTTAGCAGGATCTGGCTTCCTACGTTTAAACAATGAAGACATTTACTATGGCTACATATCAGGGAATACCCTTGGTGGTGTATTCCGTGGTCAGAACAATACAACAGCAGCCTCTCAAGCAGATGGCACGGCAGTCTTTGTTCCTCAGCTTCCTGCTGTAACTGTCTGGCCTACGCCTGATAACAGCACGTCCTACCAGTTTGTTTACTGGAGACTGCGCCGGGTTCAGGATGCTGGCGCTGGTGCTGAGACAGCAGACATGAACTTCCGCTTCTTGCCATGTGTAGTGGCAGGTCTGGCGTATCACATTGCCATGAAAGTGCCTGAGTTAATGCCCCGCCTTGAGATGCTTAAGGCTGCATACAACGAGCAGTTTGATCTGGCAGCCGGTGAAGATAGAGAGAAAGCGGCCATTCGCTTTGTGCCCCGTCAGATGTTTATTGGTGGGAGTATGTAATGGGTAACCGATTTGCATCCGGCAAGATAGCGATTGCTGAGTGTGATCGGTGCGGCCAGCAGTATCAGTTAAAGAAGCTTAAGACTGAAGTCATTAAGCAGCGTCAGTATCAGTTGTTGGTGTGCCCAGAATGCTGGGATCCAGATCAACCTCAGTTAATGCTTGGAACATTTCCAGTGGATGATCCGCAAGCTCTACGCAATCCGCGTAGGGATACAACGTATGTAACCTCTGGTGTAAACGTTAGCGGTAACCTGTCTGGTGGTTCAAGAGACATTCAGTGGGGCTGGCAGCCAGTTGGTGGAGCCAGTTTAAATGATGCAGGATTGACACCAAACTACTTGGTGGCAACGACATTTGTTGGTACAGTAACAATATCTTAAGGAGTTTAAACATGGCTTACACACGATCAGCAGACGGCATTGCTAAAAAGGGCAAAACCGAAGGCAGGAACTTGGGCAATAGCGGCCCAAACCAAAAGGAAATTATGGGCGGCAAGGGTAAAGGTAAAGGTAAAACCAATGCCGACATGCTGTCTATGGGTCGTAACTTGGCAAAGATTGCCGCACAGAAACGAGGCTAATCATGGCTACATTCAGCAAAAAGATGATGGGCAAAGAAGTTGGCGATGCCAAGGTCTATGCCAAGCCACACACAATGACTGGTAAAGTTGTTAAAGCTTCTGACAACCCCGGCAGTGGTGATGACCACAGCGATGCCGGAACAGTCAATATGGCTGTAGGTAACGTGTATCGTCGTCCTGCACCGGCAGCTAAAACAACTGGTATCAAGATGCGCGGCGCAGGTGCGGCGACCAAAGGCTTTATGTCCCGTGGCCCAATGGCTTAAGGTTTAAACGATGGCACTGACATACGCCCAACTTGTGGCTGCGGTAGTAGACTACACGCAGAACACGTTTGACACGACCGCGATCAATACAATGATCAAGCAGGCGGAGCAGCGCATCTATAACACGGTGCAGATTGCCAACTTGCGTAAGAACGTCACGGGTGTATTGTCTACCGGCAATAAGTACTTGGCTTGTCCAGAAGACTTCCTGTCGGTATACAGCCTTGCCGTGTATCCGTACAACTCCACAACAGCCACTGGCACGGCTGGTGCTAAAAGTATTGTGGTAACCAGTGCAACTGGCATAGCGGTCGGCCAGCAGGTCACAGGCACAAACATCGGCACTAACGCCATCGTTCGCAGCATCAGCGGAACAACAATCACTTTGACTGTAGCCAACAGCGGGGCTGTGTCCACTACGGTCATCTTCCAAGGCGACTATTTGTACCTCCTGAACAAGGACGTGAACTTCGTGCGCGAGGCATATCCTTTGAGTGCACAGCAGTCTGAGCCTAAGCACTACGCTATCTTTGGCCCGCAGTCAGCTAACGTCAATGAACTGTCGTTCATCCTTGGCCCTACGCCTAATGCCAACTACTACGCAGAACTGCATTATTACTACTACCCAGAATCCATCGTTACCGCCCTGACCACATGGCTAGGTGATACCTTTGACTCTGCGTTGCTGTATGGCACTCTGGCAGAGGCAGGAACATACATGAAGAGCGCACCGGAAGACGGCATGTACAAGGTGTACCAAGAACGGTACGTTCAGGCTATTGCGCTTCTCAAGAACTTGGGTGACGGCAAGCAACGTGCTGACGCTTATCGTGATGGTCAGATTAGGGTTCCTGTAGCATGAGCATCCTCCAAACCCAGACGACTAGCTTTAAGACAGAGCTTTATACAGCCGTCCACAACCTATCCACGGATACGCTGAAGATCGCCCTGTACACGGCCAGTGCTGATTTAAACGAGTCAACTACCGTTTACACGACGGTAGGCGAGGTTACAGGAACTGGATACGTTGCAGGCGGTGTGGCCTTGACCGGCGTAACCATTAGCTCCTCTGGGTATACAGCTTATGTAGACTTTGCCGATGTGGTGTTTAACGCATCGGTTACGGCACGTTGTGCTTTGATCTACAACGTTACTCAGGGCAATAAATCCATTGCTGTGTTGGACTTTGGGTCTGACAAAACATCTACCAATTTCACCATCACAATGCCTGCTAACACAGCCACGGCAGCATTGATCCGTTCTTCTAATTAAGGAGCCTCACATGAGCTTGGACAAAATCACCGCTACCGACCAAGTAGCAGCAATCACAAAATACAACACCAT